CATCAACAGGAGTAGGTCTCCCGGGTACCCCTGGCGCGCCAAGGGCATCACGAAAGACAAGCTGTTTGACAAGCTTGGCAACCTCAATGTGGACTCCGAGGCCTATAAGGTTTTGGAGGCTGAGGTGGCCGTCCTTTTGGATTTGGCGAGGCATGGCAAGGCTGGTGGGGTGGTTTTCCAGGCCGCTCCTAAGGCTGAGTCGCGTAAGCCGGGCAAGTTGCCGCGGCTCATTCAGGGCGCGCCTCTTCACTATGTGGTAGTTTGGCGCATGCTCTTTTGGCCCCTTATGGCCTTCTATGGGCGGTGGGCCCCAGAGAAGGAATTGGGCCTTGGGCTGAACCCGCTGGGCGACCATTGGGAGCAGCTTTGGGACTACATGGAGGGGTTTTCACCGACCCTTGGAGCCGGCGACTACAAGCAGTTTGATCAGTCCCAGGAGTTGCCCATTTCTCAGGGGATCATGGACGCTGTGCTTGGCAGGTACCTTCCTGGTCCAGATAGTTTGGCCCGTCGCACCCTTTGGGGAGATTCGTGCGGGCCGCATGTCATTTTGGGTGCGCTTGTTTACAAGCTACCCAAGGGCATGCCTTCTGGACACCCTGCCACTGGGCTCATCAATGGGCTCTACAATTGCACTTTGTTCACTATGTGCTATGCGTACCTCACGCTTGGCATGGACACTGTGCGCATCATGCCGTCGGGGTGGGCGGCGGCGTGCTTGGATTTTAGGTCCAATGTTCGTCTTGCTGTGGTGGGTGACGACAACCTTTTCAGCACTAAACACGTGCAGTTCAACGAGGTCACCCTCCCCGGTTTGATGGCGAATTGGGGGGCGCGGTACACCATGGACGTCAAGGACGGCGTGGCTGTGTCGTTTACGCGGCCTATCTCAGAGGTGACGTTCATTGGGCGTTCTTTTGAGACTAGGTTTGGTCGCAAGATCGCACCCCTCAGGACTGAGTCCATTTTTGACATGGGCAACTGGTCCCTCAAGCCTAGCCTTTTGTGCGCTGCTTGGTACGCTTCTGTGTACGAGCAGACTGCGGCCAACTTGGCCATGCACGACGGCGCGGTCTGGGGGAAGTATTTGCCCCGTCTCAACAAGGCCTACAGTGGGGTTTTGCCCCTTGAGACCTTAGCTCGTGAGGAGGAGCAGCAGATTTGGGCCGATAAGGCCCAGAGCCTTTATGAGGCTCACTACACCACGATCGATGGTGACGACTAGGGTAATATACGGGGGATCCAATAAATGACCTGCATAAAAAGGGTCTCTGACAGGAACCTAGTCGTGTGGTGCACTTTTTAGTGTTACGCTGCAAGTTGCCACGGTGGCAGCCCCACCATTAACTAGTAGAAAGCAGGCTAGCGTAGTTTGATAGGGTTATAGACTGCGCGACAACCACCACCCTACTATCAATATATTAGACAATACACCATCTAGTGTTCAGGACGATCATGTCGTCGCTGAGCGAGTTGTTGAGAACAACATTACTGATCTTTCTCCTGCGGATAATGAAGAAGAGATTGGCGTTTCTTTGGCCTACAAGGACGAGGCTTGTGTTAAGATAGTTGCCCGAGATAGGCAGTCTGATCACAATTACGTTGGACCAGTTATGGACGAGGATCTTTCTTCTTGGTTGGGTAGACCCCAGCTCATTACGAGCGGTGCTCTTGATGTTGCTTTAGGTCAGGTTTTTAATATCAATTACAATTCCGCTTTTCCTTTGAGCATTCCTATTTGGTCTAGAAAGTTGGCCAATGTTTTGGGGATGAGGGCTGATTTGCATATTACTTTGAATGTGAACGCTTCTCCGTTTCATGCTGGGTTGTTTAGGCTTGCATTTGTGCCAGCTGAGATTACTAGCGTTGGCTTGACGACGGTTTACAACCGAACTTCTGCTAGGCAAACTATCATTACGTGCCCAGGCCAAACGTTTTCTCTCCAGGACACCACTCAAGTCTGTTTCACCATTCCGTACATAGCGTCTCAGCCTTTTATGTCTCTTCGGTCTACTGGGGCGTCTTATGACGCTTTGGGAGTCATTCAACTTTGGTCTTTGACTGGCATGACTTTGCCAGCCGGAGTTCCTTCTCCTTCTTATAGTTGTTACGCACACTGGTCCAACATCCAGTTGGTCGGGCCTAAGCCCGACTCTTGGTCTGCTTTGCAGCCACAGGGTTTGTTTGAGGATTTGCGTAAGTCTAGGGCTATTTCTACCACTATGGCTGCTGGTTCCACCATTTTATCCACCATTGGTGCATTTCCTCTTGTTCCCAAGGCGGTTAGCAACGCTGGTTGGTTATTGCGCATGGGTGCCAATTTTGCCTCAAGGCTCGGGTTTTCGAAACCGATGCTTAATGAGGCTACTTGTAGGGTTCAACCATCGAATGGCGTTTTTCGTGGACAGGCAGTCGGCGCTGATTATGCAACTAATTTGTCTATTTTTAGCGATTCCGCGGTCCCAATTAAGGCGGTCGCTGGTACTAATGTTGACGAGTCTTCTGTTGCTTACATAGCTAGTGTGCCTGGTTTAATCAACTCTTTTACTCTTTCTAGTACACAGACGGCTGGTACACTTGTTTACGCAGCAGCTTTAACTCCTGCATCTTTGTTTTACCAACCTTCTAACATTAACCTTCCGCTTAAGGAGTATTTGACAGTAATTAGATCAGCTTGTAAGGCTTTTTATATGGCACCAGCCATGGGCGTCGCATCTTGTGCGAAGTTTTGGCGTGGTGATTTCAAGTTCATTTTTAGGTTTTCCAAGACTAGGTTTCATATGGGTCGTTTGGCCTTTGTTTTTGTTCCCGGTTCTCATGACAATCTTTTTACGAATGTTAAGGGTCTTACTGGGTACCAGTTTCCTACATATGCTGAGACTGGTTCTTTGCCTAGGACTTTAGTTGATTTGCGCAACGTTTCTGAGGCAGTTGTTGACTGTCCTTTTGTGGCTTGTTCTGCCATGTCTGGGCAACAATTACACATAGGTTATTTGTGTGTTTATGTTGTTGATCCAGTTACGGCTCCCACCACTGTTACGCCACAAGTACCAGTGTTGGTTGAGGCGGCCATGAATAAGCTTGCTCTTTCTGTTTTCGTTCCTCCTTCAATGGTTGCTACTAATAGAAATCTTAGCACTGAGATGTACGCGCAATCTAATTACGGCGATTTGATTAACGCCGATACTGGTGAAGCGGTCGAATCTTTGAATTTGTTGACCAGGAGAACTAATTTTACAACTCTTCCCTCTGGCACGATAACACCTTTTTTGCAACGTTTGCCCGCATACACAGGGACATCTCCCACGTATACAGCTATCTCAGGGTTTGGGATGACGCTAACAGGTTTTGTCCGGGCTGCGTTTGCATTCGAGCGGGGTGGCATGATTGTGGAAACACGATCTTCGCTCACGCCCCTTTCTGCGATTGCACAACCAAACCCAGAACCGTTTTTTCCTTCTGGCGAGTTTGAGTCTATCCCGGGTCATCCAAATTGGGCCAATTATGTGTCTATTGATGCTGAGAATACGCCCGTGGCTAGAACTTACGTTCCGCGATATACTCCAAACGCACTGTATAAGGCCGAATCGAGCACTGTTGTAGCAGCGCAGGTTAGAGAGCCAGGACGCGTGCCCATGCCTTGTGTCACTGTTAACCAAGGCTTGACCGGGGAGCTGGTTACAAATCAGTTCCTCGGTATTGCGACTGCCGATGATCATCAGTTTTTGATGTTCATTGGGTGGCCTGCGATGGTTATGCCGACTACTTATTCTGAGTTAGTGTAGTTCAGTTTCCCGGACGGGGGGGTGAATATCGTCATTTGTGGTTCCCGTAGCTTGCGCTCGCTTGGGGTGGTTATTGTACCACCAAAGCTTGTTGCTACGCCTATGGCGGTTGTTACGGGCAGCATTTGTTTCTCACCAAAAACGTTTCTTTCTAACGTATAAAGAAGGCCCCGAGTGAGGGTGCGAATGTCACTATTAAGGATGTGTTTACCAGAACACAGCAGCTCGACGCTAGGGCTGTTGAAGTGGTTTGACCTGGCAAGGTTCCACTTTGGGCGTTACCTTACGCAAGAGAATTTAGAATTCCGGTTCGCCGGTACCTTTGTATAGAAGTTACCGGCTTAGGCCGGGCTTCATTAATATGCAAGGGTGCTACCCTCC